GGTAGTAAGCCCCGCAAGACCATGTTGATTTGCCCGCATCGTCGATTTCGGGCAGTACGATTGACTCTTCGCGTGCCAGCCAATAATTATTCCAGCCGGTCATGCTCAAAGTTGTTTCCAATAATTCGGCAACGTAGCCGTCAAGCTGCGCGGCTGTTTTTGCGTCTACCGCATACGCCCGAACGTAAAGCACCGTGTTGATGCTCTCGTTTGGGGTCATGTTCTCATGCCCGCCGGCTGCATAAGACCAAATGACGTAGGGCAATGCGCGGCCTTCTGGTGCAATGCCATGATAGATCGCCGTGCCCCCGAGGGCGCCGATAAGCGCAGTCCCACCGGATAGCGTTGAATAAATTGCTGTGTTCAGTGCATTGATGTAGGATGTCATTTTGTTATCAACTCCTCTTTTATCCGCTTTGTCAGCAAATCAGTCTCCGCTTCAACCGCCGGCTTCAGATACGGACGAGCTGCCATTTTCCAAGTGCCTAACTCAACATAAGGTGCATATTCTGGATAATATTCCACGATGGCATAACCGCCATATTCCATATTTACATTGCTATTGTCACGCAAATGACCCCTTCCATCTGTTTTAGGTTTGCCGACCGGCGTTCTCATGCGCGCTTGCCCTAAAATATGCACAGCGGCTTCCCTGACAATCTTGTCGCGGTTACCAGGCAGCTTCGCGATAATCTCGTTCAACTTCGTGGTGTCCAGACTAACTGAGAAGCTCATAGTACCCGCTCCAGTTCCGCCCGCTTAACTGCCATCCAGCTCTGTCCGTCATTGATACTTTTTACCGCCCATATGTAACCGCCCGACTTGACGCGGTTGGTCAAGTTTATTGGTGTATTGTATGGAATGCTTAGCACTGCCTTGCTGTAGGGCTGAATCGCGCCGCCGGTCATTGTTTCGCGTCCGGAGCGGTAGTCAATCCGGCAATGTACGCCAGCCGTTGCCGTGCCCCACGCCTCTGTAAAGCCGCCCTCGCCGTCGGCGGTATATGCCACGCTTAGAATATCGCATAGATCCGGCAGAAGATCGTAGATGTCTGCCTGCATTTGTGCGAGTTCCCGTGCGGTCAAGCCAATGCTCATAGATCATCCCTCACAATCCGAACGGTCTGAATGCCCTCGCTCGCGCTCCGTTGCTGGAAGTAATTTGCCATTGATAGGTATTGTTGCGCCTGCTGTGACCGCTTGATAGAATGCCCGTCGGTTGAGAAGTCCACCAGCCCTGCCACATGCGATGCCTTCATCCGCCAGATGTCAGCCGCAGCCGCGTCCAGATCGTATGCAAAGCCGCTCCAATAAAAGGACTTGCCGCTTTGATCGTCTGTAAAACTGACAATGCCGCGCGTGTAATCCACCGAGTATCCGCTTACAGTTCCGGCGGTGTCTTCGACTTTGAATACAGCCGTGCCGCTCTCAATGTTGGTTGCGTTCAGCAGGTACTGCTTGAACACGCTCGAACCGCTTTCGTAGGTCGGTTGCGCGTCCATAAGAGCGTGGATATATTCCCGTTTATGCCGGTCAAGCACACGCTGGATTTCGTCATCGCTCCAATAGGTGACAATTGACGAGTCAGTCGAAACTTCCCATTCATCGGGGGCAGCGTTGGCGAACCCACGTACCGTGTCAATTAGTGTCTGCATTCCTGTTCGTGCCATGTTTTATTCCTTCCACATCACGCCGATACCCCAAAGTCCTTCTGGATTGTGCTCTCGGATAATTTCTTGCCATTTCCCGTGATTTCTAACAGTGCGCCAGACTGCAGGCACTCCACTTGACAGATAAACAATGTCGTGAAAAGCGAATAGACCGCCTGTTCGTAACATCGGCCAGTAATTCTGCCAGTCAGCCATTGCTGGAGCGAAATTGTGACCGCCATCAATAAAGATAAAATCAAACGGCGCGTATTCTTTTACAGATGCGACGGTATCCGGCAATGTACTATCAGCACGAATTTGAACGATTTTGTTTTCTGTTTCGCGCTCCCATTCCGGCCACAATTCTGTTCGTGCTTGTTCCGCCCCTTGAACCAACCAGGGTTCTACATCCAATCCAGAATCAACTGAAACAATTTCTGCGCCTTTTACTGCGTGCATCCAATACCACAGCGTCCCGCCATAAAACGAACCCACTTCTAATATGCGCTTTGGCTGTAGATCTTGAATCAAGGCGATAAGTTGTTTTATTTCGCCTTCATCCTGATATACCGGAACAGGGCATCCTTCAATGTGAAACATCTTTGTCCTCTGTGCTGTCTTCGTTAATCCACGAATAGGCTTCCATTGCCCACACCTTCATCGTTTCAATCACGTTTGTGTAGCAGGTAGCAATGTGCTGAATGCGGGGTGGCTCGCCAACCCATAAATCAACCGGTGTCTTATTCCACGAGTTTTCAAGTTGGAAAGTGTGCCGATAGAGTTCCGTAGGCTCTTTTAGGTAAGATGCCCTATTTCCGCCATAACCCATTTGTTTCATAATCGCGCTTTGTTCACGCCAGAGATAGTTCAAATATTCTGTCATGTTCCACGCTCGTTCCAGGTATGGCAGCATCGGCTTTCTAACATACCAAACTCCGGCGTTAGGTACTTCACCCTCCCAAGTATGATGAAATACCATTGCTTGCCAGTAATCTGCAGGAAATGGAATATCATCACGCCCGTTCACAATTACCATGTCAGAATCAAGCCACAAAACTTCATCGTAGGTTTTCAGCAGGTCTATCATCAACGGGATTTTGTACCAAACGGGGTGACGCGACCTCCCTATTTTGGCAGCTACAAACAAGTCATACCCGTGCCGCTTTGCGAATGCTTTGAATATAGGCAAACTAATATCAAGCTGCGCCTTGCAAGGCCCTGTTCCATAAGTCACAATGGCTTTCATAGATTCACCTTTTCAGGCTTCGGATTCAGACTAATCATTTCCTGCATCTCTTTCAGCACCGGCTTCCAGTATTGTCTCGTCACATCATCGGCATCGTAAGGCAACGCGCCCCGTCTTGCCTGATTGCGCAAATCGTAATCACCCTTCGCCGCGTAAGCCTGCTCCATTCGGTCATAGATAGCCGCTGTGGTCGCCTGCCATTGGAACGCGTCAAAGAAGTCGTGATAGACCGGTAACGCCTCTGCCTTGTCAATCTTCCAACCGGCAAAACATAACTCAGACATGGAAGTCCAGTCGCCAACGATCACCGGCGTTCCGCAAGCCTGCGCTTCCAGTATCGGGATACCAAATCCTTCGCCTAATGCCACGTTAGTCAAAACATCCATTCCGTTGTAAGCATCAACCATGTACTCATCAGGGAAGCCAAGTCCGTAATGATACGGATCGCAAAACACAACGTCCTCGCCAAGTTTCAGTCCCATTCGGTTGATGAATTTCGGTAGGTTCACAACGTCACCGCCGTTCAAACCTGCGTCTGTATGCAGATACATCATCGTGTCGGGGTGTTCGTGATGCAAAGCGGCAAATGCGGCAATTTGCTCATAGAACGCCTTTCTTGAAGGATTCCCCTTGTTCGCTGCGACCATTCCAACGATGAATTTATCCTGTGGCCATTCCAGGTGTTCGCGCGATTCTTGTCGGTCTAACGGCTTGAACACTTTCGTATCAACAGCGTGCGGAATGTACCAAGCGTCCAGACCTGCCATTTCGCACATCCGCTTGCCAAACTTGCTCATAACAATCGGCTTAGTCGCTTGCCTTGCTTTTGCGAGTACGTTCGCCGGCATTGGTTCGTGGTCTATCGGAAACCAGGGGAACCACGGCATCGGAATGTTTTCAGACTGGACTACCCAAATATCGAGTAATGTAATGACCGCGTCTGCTTGATCCCAAACCGCGTGAGCACCGATAACATCTTGCCCGTACGGGTGTTTGAAACTCGGATACACTTTGATACCGTTGATATTCAGTACACCGCTTTGCACGCCGTAGAATGCTGTAATCGAAAGCCCCTTGTCAAGCAGTTTCGCTAATCGCGGAGTAAAGATTTTCGTCTGATTGCCGTAACCAGTACAGGCTGCGGGTGAATTGCTAAACCAGTTGATTCTCATATCTTTTTCAAGCCTCCAGCTTGCGCTCCGATAGGGCAAGGAAGCGGTGGAGCATGCCGCTTGTCGAGGTATACGCTCTATCCTTGCCCATAATCATCGGTCGTTAAACCGAAGTCCCAATCAACTTGACGCCGTAGGTTGGGCGATAAACGCCGAAGCCGTATTCCATGCTGGCGTTTAGTTCCCATGCGCCGCTACCAGAGTAGGACGCGTTCCACTGCGGGTTGATAGTGAACGGCTGGCGCATGTCAAGTGCAATAGCCGGTTGTGCGAACATGCCAGCCACAGCAGCGGTGCCGCTTGCAATATTGGCGTCAACCAGGAAGTCCATGTTGCTGAACGAAGCCTGGTAGAATCCGCCGATCACTGACTCCTTCAAGTTCGGATTGTCAATGAAAGTTGGAACGCCGGATGCAGCGGAAGTCAGGTAGTACTACTGCACTGGATGCAAAACGACCGCGTAACGACCAAAAACCTTGTTAGTGCGCAGATACGCCTGAGCGCGCAAAACGTTCGCCCAAGTCAGGGTTCCACCAGCAGTGCCGACAGTGCCGCCGGTGAAGCTGGTAAACAGACCAGCGAGATTGGTGTCAATATGCGCGGCTGCGGTCTCGCCCAAATAACGACCGGCTTCGGCTTGCGCGTTAGCAGGGTCGCTGTTGATTCGACGAGTTGTGAGCAAAATCTGCGAGCCATAAGTGGCCGGCGTGATAGTGCCAGATGCGGCTGCGTTGAAAGCCTGTTGGCTCATGTCGGTTGCTTCATCAACTGCGGCAAAAGTGCCTCCGCTGTATGTTCCGAACACACGCGGTGCTGATCCAGTCGAACTGAAATTGGTGACAAAGGGAGCAATTGCGTTCCCTTCTTGCGCGACCATGAGCGCAAGATCATATACATTTGCAACTAAGTCGGCGATGCCAGCATAAGTAGATTCGTTTGCCATTTATTACCTTCCTTCGGGTGGTTTTTCCACCCAATTCACTCCGCCTCCAGCCCAAATATTGGGTGGTGCGCCTTCCAATCGCTGTTTGCGTTGCGCCCACGTCTCGTTGGCGCCCGCCTTCTCACCTGGATTGGTCGCGCCTGAGTTGGGTGCGGCTTTTTGTTTCGGTTGCGCGTCCAGTAGCAGCTTCGCATCAGCTTCCAGTTCTTCCGGCGTCTCGCCTTTTAACCTGTCAGCATAGATTGCGGGCAATCCCACTTTCGCGGCAATGTCATGTTGCAGCCTGCTTATTTCAAGCTGCCTGACTTTCGCTTCAAGTTCCTGCGCCCGTTTATTGGCAAGCTCAATTTCGGTCATCTCGGCCTCTTTGCGCTTTGCCTCTTCCTGTTCGAGCTTTGTCAGTTTCCTGAAATGACGCTCGGCTTCCTCCGCCTGTAAGCTCTCCACAGTT